GCTGGACCAATGTGTTATACGTTGGTTTTTCGTAAATACTTTCTTGGCTTTGCTTCGCATTGCGCAAACAACCGCATTCACAATGAGATTGCGGTAGGTACGAATGTCTATTCAATGGATTGGCATTGTATCGCCGAACGCATGCAGAGCAAGGGTAAGAAAGTAATTGCTGGAGATTTCTCCAATTTTGATGGGACCCTCGTCAGCGAAATCCTATGGGCAATTCTCGACATCATCAATCATTTTTATGACGATGGTGGGGAGAATGCGCTCATTCGGGAGGTCCTCTGGTGTGAGATTGTCAATTCTGTACACGTTTTTGACAGCTCTGTTTATATCTGGACGCATTCCCAACCGTCCGGTTGTCCCTTGACGGCGATTATTAATTCAATCTATAATTCGCTATCTATGCGTTATGTGTGGATGTTGGTTGTTCCTCCAACGTTGAAAAATATGCAAGCATTCCAGCGCAATGTTGCAATGATTGCATATGGCGATGACAATATCGTTAACATTTCTGATAATGTCATTGAAATTTTCAATCAAGTCACCATTGCTGCCGGTTACGCGAAATTTGGGATGACGTATACCGATGAAACCAAAAGTGGAGAACTTATTCCATTCCGGTCGCTCAGTGATATCAGCTTTCTTAAGCGAACGTTTCTCCGCGACCCAGCTGGAATGTACCGTGCCCCTCTTTCTCTAGAGACTGTGCTTGAGATGACGAACTGGATTCGAGGGGACATGGATGAAGAGGCCAAAACATGCGAAAACATGGAAACTGCAGCTTTCGAGCTCAGTCTCCACCCAGATGCGGTGTTTCACCGTTGGATTCCACAATTTCGAGCTGCTGGAGGTACGCTCGAAGTTCAACCGCAGCTTATGACTCTTTCGGAATATAGGACTTCAGTTCTTCTGAAAATGCAGGGTCTGTGTGCTGCTTCCTAAATCCTTCTCCAGGGGCTTGTTCTCATTCGCCGTACGAGACAAGCAGCAAAGCCCGATGGAAGGTTGCTTTTGCAAGTGGAGAATTGGCTTTTGCTCGTTCTATTGATTAATGTGTGCCACTTAAAATCCAGGCTATTAATCCGGCGCTTTAAAGTAAGAAGCTTGACTCAGCCTTACAAGTTAGTAAACTCAAGAAGTCGCTACAAACATCGAAAATTTATCTCCCGATACCCTGGATATTCAACAAACCACTACATTTGCCGATGATTCTACTCTTATGGAATATTCTAAGCCTATGATTTCTAAGGATTTACAATGGATAGCAATGGGAGATGAAACTAAAATGCACTCTATTAAAGATATTTTGTCTCGTCCTGTATTGATTAAACAGGGTGAATTTATTAGAACTCCTTCTTCTGCTGAATCTGGTGGTTTTAAGTTTAAGTTTCCTGACATTATTCTTCAAAAATCCCCCAATGTTGTAGATAAATTGAATTATTTCGCTTATTTCCGTGCTAATGTTTGCGTTCGCCTTTTGATTAACGCTACTCCATTCATGAGTGGGCGCTACTGGATGTTCTTTGCTCCTTTTGATTCTACTTGTAATCGTCGAGCTATGGCGAAATTGGGCAATGAATTCAACCCAGGAACAGATATTTTCTTTCCCAATATTACTGGTTATCCTGGCGTTGAAATTGATTTGGCTTCTAATTCCCCTGCCCAGATAAAAATTCCTTATTGCGCTCCTTTATCTCATTACAATTTAGTTAGTACTCGAGGTAGTATGGGCGAGTGCTTTATTGTCCCTCTAAATCTTATTAAAGATGGTGCCGCCTCAGTCCCTGCTGGTAGCGGTGCTTCTTATTCAGTTTATGCTTGGTTTGAAGACATAGATCTTGCCATGCCTACATCTGCTGCCGTCACCGTTCCTACTTTGGATTCACTTCCCCGAGCTCAGATTGGTAGTGAAGAGTCAGCCACCGTTTCTAAACCTATTAGTGAGGTTGCAGCCAATGTTGCCACCACCGCTCGTACAATGAATAATGTTCCTGTATTTGGTCCTGCGGCTCGAGTTGTGGACTGGGTTTCGACTGCTGTATCAGGCGCTGCTTCAACCTTTGGTTGGAACAAGCCCACCGATATGGCAAAGTTGGAATCTTTTGCCCCAATTCCGGCTAAAGGGTATACAAATGCCAATGGTGTTGATAATTCAGTCAAACTTTCTGCGATGCCTGATAATGGTTTGACGTATTCTGATAGTGTGTTTTCTAGTAAAGTTGATGAAATGGACATTGCCTATATTGCTAAGAAATCTAGTATTTTTGCTGATAATGTTCAATGGTCTCTCTCTTCTCAGCCTACTTCTATTCTCTTCCAATTTCCCGTTGCACCTGGTATCCTACAAGCTAAATATATCGGAAATCCTCCCAATATACTTTATCCTTCAACTTTGGCTTACCTGGCTTCAATGTTTTCTTACTGGCGCGGTGGTTTGACGTATCGTTTAACTGTTGCAAAGACTGCTTTTCACACTGGTCGACTTAGGATTACTTATCACGCTGGAATCAGTTCTGGGGCCACTAATGCTGCTACTTTTCAAAATGCTTACAATTGGGTGTTGGATTTATCTGTTTCTTCAGAGATCACCTTTACTGTTCCCTACGTGGCTAATGTTCCGTGGAAACAAGTTGCGGTGGGCCCTGAATCTACCTTTGCAAGTAAAGAACCGCTAATGACTGGATTTATAACTGTTGAAGTTCTTACCGCTTTGCGCCGTGCTAGCGATGCTGTTTCAAATAATCTTCCGCTTAATTTCTGGATTAGTGGAGCTGATGATATAGCCTTTGCCGTTCCCAATTTTGGTGATTATGGCGTTTATACCAATCCTGTTGCTACTGTACTTGACGATGAAGACTTGCCTCGTGCCCAGATTTTTAATCAAACTACTTCTGCTACTTCGCACAATGAACAAGTTCAAGATGATAGTGTCAAAGTCTTTGAAGCTCCTCCGCTTAGTCTTACTGGTTTTGAGGAACTCTCTATCGGTGAGAAAATCACTAATTTACGACAGTTAATTAAGAGATTTTGCATTATGAACTATTCTCTGCCTTTTCCATATATGGATGGTGTGACTGGAGCATATATTGGTGGGTTAGATCATTCCGTTTCTACTTATTTATTTAATCAAATCACCTTGGACCCCGCCTACTTTGGTGAAGCTACTAATAATTATAATGATTCTCAATCTATTTCATTTCCTACTACTAGATCTTCAGTTACTGGCGCAGTTTCTACTCTTGACTATACCGCTATGGTGCGTTTCAAATCGATGCACCCGTTGTATCGTGTTTCTTATCTCTTTAGATTTTATAGAGGAGGTGTCCGTTACAAAGTGGTTTCAATCCCCTCCCTAGCGACGCAGTGCACTACCCAAGGTTTTGCCACTTCGACTGCTGCTGTAGCTCATGATTATACTAATGTTATAGATGGTGTTAATGTGCTTCCAACTCGTTCTGCGTTGCCAACTTTTGCTGTTCGTGATCACGAGATAATTGATAACGGAGAAGTGGCGCGACCCTTTCTGGGTACTTTCTTCAACATTAATAATATGCAACGATTCGAACATTTAGCTGCTTCTGATTTGAATAATGTTTTAGAGTTTGAGGTTCCTTATTACAATTCCATCCCTATTTCTGTCGTTACTGAGGGGATTATCGGCAATGCGGATGGACCCTTAGTTCGTAGAAACAAAGTATTTCTCCGTCGTTCTCATGATCCTACTGGATTAGATACGCCCCTAACTGACTTCCAAGAAGAACGTTATGGACCAGTTATACGCCCCAAACACTCTGTAGCTACAACTTCTGGTGGGGTTACTCGCGCAACTTTTGGCGGTGCTTATGTTTATCAAGCAGCCGCTGACGACTTTTCTTTTGGTTATTTAGTCGGTCCCCCAGCTCTTTTTAAAATACCATACGTTTAATTTACTACAAGCTTGTTTAATGCTAGGCTAGCCTTGTAGTTGATACTTTATCTATCCGAAAGGGTGGTCACCTTGTGATAACAAGCAAGGTCCTGATTGTAACAACAGTCAAATAAAATGAACCACCACGGGTGGATGTAGTTAAATTTGAACAGCAATCAGGTTCAGCCCTTTCGGTTAAAATTATCCTATTTCTCTGTTCAGGTTTAAGC